GGTCGGTCGTGGCGCGGAAGGCGTAGTAGTCCCACGTGTTCGGGTTGCGCCGCTGGTTGGCGACCGGGATACCGGTCGCCTCGACGTAGTGGCGCTCCCAGATGGCGATGGCCCGGTCGCTGGCGGCGCCCATCGGGTCGTTGCGGGCACGGTCGGCACAGCAGCCAGTGTTGTTGCCCGGCCCGTAGATAGCGGCGTCGTAGTGCAGCGCGACGAACAACTCCCAATCCTGCGAGCATTGGGGCGGCGGCTTGCGGACCACGCCGTTGCACAGCCACGCACCCACCACGTCGGCGGCCACACCCGCTGCCACCAACCGGCGGCGCAGGCGTCCCGACAGGTCGAGCGCCCAGTCTGCCTCGCCCGGTGCGCCGCCGCCCCCGCCGCCGGGGCAGTTGTGCCCCGCCTGAATCAGCACACGCGCCATGTGGCAATCCCTATCTGGCAACAGGTAGAATAAGGGAAACGAACACGCCCCCGCGACGCTGGAACGTCCGGGGGCACGGCACCAGCAAGGGGGTCTTGCCGATGCAGCCTCAGCGTAACAAGCGGCATGCGCCGCTGCCGCCCACGCAGCGAGTTTGTGAGCATTGTGGGCAACTGTTCATCGTCTACCACGCGGACCTTCGGCGTGGCCACAGCCGCTTTTGCGGCAACGCCTGCCATATCGCCCACCGCTACGGTTCGATTGAGCAACGCTTCTGGAAGAAGGTGGACCAGACTTCCAACCCCGATGGCTGTTGGCTCTGGACTGGGTGGCACGACGCGGCCGGCTATGGGGAAATGTCCATTCCTGGAACCGGACGCAACACGAAAGCCCATCGTGTCGCCTACCTGTTGACGAAGGGGCCAATCCCGGACGGCCTGCTTGTGTTGCACCGCTGCGACAATCCGCCCTGCGTGCGGCCTGGCCATCTCTTTCTTGGCACCCAGGGAGACAATGCGCGGGATAGGGAAGCAAAAGGCCGCGGGCGGCAACCGCGAGGTGAGCGGACTGGTCGAGCCAAATTGGACGCCACTCGCGTCTCCGCTATTCGTGCTCGCTATGCGTCGGGCACTGCGTCTCAACCACAACTGGCCCGCGAGTACGGAGTATCCACCAGCTTGATTAGTCTCATTGTTCGTCGGGAGGCGTGGCGGCACATTTCCTGACCGCATTACCGCTGCCCCTTTACCGCCAACCGTTCGACGTAGGCGGGGGTCATTCTGCGGCCGCCTCCCGCTCGACCCGCTCGACCCGCTCGGTGCGTGCCCGCTCTGCCGCGTACCGCCGCAGCCGCGCGTCGAACCGGCCATCCTGCCAGATGTGCGCGTCCACCAGGACGGCCAGCAACGCCAGCAGCGCCAACTGCACCACGCCGATGGCGCTGCCCCGTAGTGCGGGCCAGGCGTAGCCGAGCAGCGCCACCCCAGCGACGATGCCCTTGAGCGCCACAACGCCGAGGTGCATCCGCACCCGCCACAGATTGGCCCAGGCGGCGTAGGTCAGCGCGCCGTCCGCGCCGCTGGCCCGCAGCCGCCACAGATCGCGCACCGCCCGGCCGTGTAGCCGCGCCGCCAAGAGCAGCCCGTACAACGAGCCGCCGAACCACACAATCGTCGTGCCGAGTGCCAGCGCCCGAGTCACGTCCTCGATATCCACTCCATCACTCCCACTCCATCACTCCCACTCCATCACTCCCGCCGCAGGTCCACGTCCTGCCGCAGCCGTTCGAGCGTCTCGCGCGTCTCGCGCGCCTGCCGCTCGATAATTTCCTGCCGCCGGATAATCGATTGCTGCAACTCGTCGGGAATGTGCCCCCGCGCGGCACGGCCGCCGGTGCCAGCGTCGCCGCTCGGGCCGATACCGAGCGCCCGCACGACCCATGCCCACCAGCCGCCTATAGCCACCCTGGTTGCCTTTTCGTCTTTCGCCGCGCTGCTGTGCTTACGGCGCTAGCCGGTCATTGTGCGCCATCTGCTGGCTCACGCGGATGGCATCGCGCGTCAAATCCTGCTGCCGTTCCGCGAGTGCCGTGCCCTGCAAGGCCAACCCGCGCCAGAAGTCGCGGTCGCGCTCGACCGCCGCCACGTACCAGCCATACGCCCACCACTTGCGGGCGCCCGTCAGCACGACGACGAGCAGCATCGTCACCGGCACGCCGAACCGCTCGACGAGGGGAATCCAGTCGTCAAACACGGCGCGTGTCCGTTCCCGCGGCGAGCGTCGTGCCCAGGAAGGTGCCGGCCAGCGTGGCGGTGTTCACGTCAGGTGCCCACCGTCGCCACCCACGAGCGGCCGCCGCCGCCCCTGAGCTCGAGCACCAGTTGGCTCACGCGCAGCGCCGACCCGCTGACGTACTGGTAGCCGTAGGTCTCCTGGTTGGGCACCGTGCCGTGCGCCACGGCGCTGCGGGCGTAGAAGTAGGTCGTCAGCGGTTGCGCGGACGCGATGGTCGAGAACGACGTGCCGAACAGCACCCGCAGCAGCGCCAACCCACCGAGCGCCGCCTCGCCCCGCACGAGCGCGCAGAGTTGCCCGTTGTAGCTCAGGATCGAGCCGAGTTGGTCGGCCGGCAGCGGCGGCGCGCCGAAGGTGTACACGTCCTGCGCGTCGGTGCCGCCGTCGGCCCGGACGTAGGCCGCGTCGTTGTCGGCGATGGTCTCGCCGACCGCCTCCAGATTGGTGGCGGCGCCCACCGGCGTCCAGACGACGAAGCCGCCGCCGGGTGTGGCCGGACCGCTGGTGGGCAGGTAGGCCCGCACCGGCCGGTAGCCGGTGAGCTGCGATTCGAACGTCCCGCCGCTGCTCGTACTCGGCCCCAACAGGTGCGTGTACAGGTCGCACACGTCCACCCGCACCGCGTTGCCGCCGTCCTGGTTGCCGAACCGGACGCGGGTCAGCTGGGGGTTGGCCATCACCCCGACGTCGACCGGCGTGATGCCGTCCGCGTCGAGCACCGCGTCGCCGTCCACCCGCACCAGCGCCCGGCCGGTCCCCGGCGTGCCGGCGCCGTCGCCCAGGCGCAGCGCGATCTCCAGAAACACCCAGGTATCGAAGGGCAGCGCGCCGGTCCCGGTGGCCACCACGGTCGTCGGGTCGCTGACGGCGAACGTGCCGTCGCTGCGTAACCGAATCTGGGTCAACTCGGTGCGCGTGCCCAGCGCCGGCGTGGCGTCGTAGATGCCCTGCACCAGCGCGATCGACGTGGTGGCGCCCCACGTCCCGGAGTGGACGTACACCGAGCCGCCCCACGCCAGGTAGGTGCGGGCCGCCCCCGACCGGTGGAAGGCGTGCTCGACGCTGGTCGCGCCGCCGTCGAACCGCAGCGCGCTGCCGGCGGTGCGGCCGTCCACCAGTTGGGGCGTGCCCTGCACCACGGCGTACTTCTGGCCCACGTCGGCCGCCGCGTAGTGGCTGCACGAGTCCACGAACCAGTCGAGCTGTTGCAGCACCAGCGGGTAATCGGAGGAGGGCACCGGATTACTCCACCCCTCTCCCTACCCCTACACCGGCCGCAGCCGCAGCGTCAGCGTCGCTAGGTTGATGCCCGACGCACTGCTCACGAAGGGGCGGAGCACCTGGCCCGCACTCAGGAGCGTCGTCCACCCGGTCATCGGCAGCGCGTCCGAGTCGTTCTTTTGGGCCGCGGTGAGCGACGGCGGCGCCGCCGCGCAGATGGACGCCACCGTCGGGTAGGCCGCGTAGGACGCCGCCACCCGCAGGTCGACCGTCAGCGAGCCGGTGGTGTCGGCCAGGAGCGTCCAGCCGACGATCTCGTAGGACCAGGCAAGGTGCAGGTTGGCCTTCTGCCCGGTCGCCAACTGCGAGCCGCCGCCGTCGAGCACGACGAACAGGTGCTCGACGCGGTGCCGGTCACCCAGGTGCTCACTCACCAAATCCGTGGCCTGCCGCACCGCTTCGGCGACGGCGCGATCCTGCAACCCTTGTAAGGCACCGGGAAGCCGAGCGAGTTGTTGGTCGAGGTCGACTGCCATCTCCGTTGTCTACGCCGCCGCCCGTTGGGCCACGCCCAAGGTCTGCGTCCAGCGCCCGCGGTCGAAACTCCACGAGATGTGCTCGAGCCAGTAGTGGGCGTCCAACTGGAGCGTCTCGGGCGCCAGCACCCGTACCGTGTGACCGGGCTCCAACCGGTCACCCCTATACGTAGGGATGCTGCCCCGCGTAATCGTAGAGTTGACCATCGCCAGGCGGTACTCGGCCTGCTGCTGGCAGCTGCGCCCCTGGCCAGCCGTCCCGGCCTCGCGCTCGAGCCATTGGCTTTCGGTGGCTTCGGTGGCGCTCTCCTGGCCCGGCGGCAGGATGGCATTCGTCCCGACGGCGGTGTACGTCAACTTGCTCTCGCCGGAGTGCCAGCCGTCCACGCGAGCGCGGTTGGCCACGTGGTCGCGCTCGTTGATGGTCGAGTCGGCGCCGTCCAGGATGTGCTGGCCCTGTACCAGCGCGGCGAACTCGCTCGCCGCCTCCGGGATGGCGGTCTGGTGCGTGCGGTAAATCTGCCCGTCGATGCCCTCGTAGGTGCGGAAGGCGCCTGGTTGGCCGCCCACTACCTGGGTAGACACTTCGTCTATCCGCTCGATGCAGTCCAGCCCGGTTTCGCCCTCCTTCCACACGAAGGGGTTGAGCTTCTTGTCGGCGTTGTAGCCGATGGTGCCCCACAGCGCGCCGGTGCCGCCGATGTTCTCTACCGTGTAGGGCACCCCGCAGCGGTCGAGGATCAGGCGCACCATCTCGTCGTCCGACCGGCCGGCGCCGCCGTTGCTCAGGTCGGTGCCGCCCTCTTCCAGGTTGCGATACCACACCGCGCGGTGGAGGCGCCCTCGCAACTCCCACGTCTTGTGCGCCGGCAGCACGCTCCTCTGGAGTTTGACGAAGTACCCGTAGAACCGGGTGTACTTCTCGGCCTCGGTTGGGCCAACCCGGATTTCGACCAGCTGCCACGGCGCCGGCTCGGGCTGCGCACCGTACTCGCCGTGCACGTCGGCGGCCACCGTCACGCTGGCGCGAGCCACGCGCATGTCGAAGCCAAACTCGGCCGACGCCGCCACCGGCAACGTGTGTTGACTGCCGGCAACGTAGACCTCTAAGACGGGCGATTGCTCGATCACATCTGGGACGGGCGGCGGTGCGAGCGCCAGCACCAGCGTGCCGCTGCCGGGTTCGCTGCCCGCCTCGCCCAACTCGAACAGGTCGCCGTCGGCCATACTCGCTCGCTCGTTCGGTCGCTCGGTCGCTCGGTCGCTCGCTCAAGAACGCCTAGGTAAAGAGCAGATAGGCGCCGTACAGGTTGGGATCGGCCGCGCCGTCGCCGCCGTACCAGCCGATTTGGAGTTGGCAGGCGGCGATCCGTGCGTCGGGCGGCACGTCAATCGCGTCAGTCAGGAACCATACCGTCGCGGTGTGGCTCCCGGCGCTGGTCAGTAGCACCTTCCACCCGGGATCGCTGCTCGCCAGGTTGAGGTTGGTGCTGGTCGGGTGGTAGCGGACTTGTATCTGGTGCGCCGCCACCAGCGTAATATCTGGGAAGGCGTACAGGCGCACCGTCTGGGTGCCCCGCAGGTCGACTAACCGGCGCTGCGTGGCGTCCTGGCTGAGCGGGTTGAACTGGCCGGCCGCCGGGTTGCTACACGTCGCCGAGTTGACCCCGTCATTCTCCTTGAGCACCAGCATCCCACCGGCGCCGCCGCCACCGGGCACCGCGACGCGCGGGTTGCCACCGAACCCGGTCATGCTCAATAATCCCCCGCATCGGCGGCCACGACGACGAAACTCTCGGCCAGGTGGGTACTCACCTTGATGACGGCCGACGCCGGCAGCACCAGCACCGGCCGGCCGTCCGTCCTGACCCATTCTTCTTCCCACGTCGCCACCGATGCACTCGCGGTGACGCTATCAACGGTGAACTCATGCACCAGCCGCGTCGTTGAACCCACGGTGACGAACAGGCGCACCATGCCCGCCGACGTGGACGAGCCGTCGCCCTTGGCGAGCACGCGCTCGATGCGGGCACCCAGCGTGCCGGCGGTAAACAGCGTGCCGTAGGTGCCGGTGATGCCGTCGCGGTTGGTGTTCGCCGTCGAGATGCCCACGATCGGCATCTGCGGCGTGTACGGGAAGATCGGGTTGGTGTTGGGCGCGGCCATCGCTTGCTCCCTCTCTGTCGATTAAAAGTTGTAGTTGGCGGCGTGATAGAGCGCCGCCGCGACGCGCACCCGCCCCGGCACGACAGCCGCGGCCTCGGCATCGAGTCCACCAACCGCACTGGCCCGCAGCACGGCCCGCTCGTTCGTCTCGTCCGCTTCCAGCGTCAGCCCGGCGCCCTCGACGGCGATGTCCCTGGCCGTTTGGACTACGGCGCCGCCCCGGTAGAAGGCGACCAGGTGGTCGAGCAACGCCTCGGTGACGACCGGCCGAAAGACGGAGCCAGCGGCGAACGCCTGGGCCGGGAACCGCGCCGCGTCCTCGTTGGCCCTGGTAAGCGTGACCTGGTTGGCGACGACGGCGGTGCCCAGTGCCAACTCGAACGTGCCATCGGTGGCGTTCTCCAATCTGACCGGGAATACGCCGTCGGTGGGCAGGATGCTGGGGTCGGTGACGATCGCCGTGGTGTCGCTGTCGCTCAGCGCGACGGCCAGACTGGTGGCCGGGCTATTGCCAATTCCGTAACGGTCGGTGGGCATCCTTTTTCCTTACGAGATGGGTTAGCCGGTGATCGTGAACCGTAGGCGCATCCGGCGCCACTCGGGATCCCACCAGTTCGCCTCGGTGGCGCTGGTCAACACGGCGCTGTGCGTGCCGCCCCAGTAGACCAACGTGCCCGACTGGTTCAGGCCGCCGAGTACGCGGTTCACCTGGGTTTGCGTTTGGCAGAGCACGTCCAAGTTCAGATGCGGGAGCTGGTTGCCGGCCCGCTGGACGACGACAGTGTTGCCCCAGGGCACGTTGAGCTCGTGCACCGTGGCTTCCTGGCTATACTCCCGGCCGTCGAGCAGCGCGTCGAACGACGCCTCGACGCCGGGATAGGTGAATGAATCAGGCATCGTATTGGCTACCTACCCTGCTCGCCGCCGCCGTGGGGTTGGCCGTCGTCTTTCTCGTGCTAGTCGGCCTGTTCTTGCTGTTCCGCGCCTTCTGGTTGTGGTATTGGAAGCTCGACCGCATCGCCGCCGATATCGAGACGGCCAACGAGTTGTTGGCCCAAATCCGCGACCTGCTCCGGGCACGCGAGCGCGAGCGGTAGTCCATCGCCGTCATTCCGTGGGCAGCACGCCGCCGAGCGTGACCGAAGGCGACGGCTCCGCCTGACTGGCCGCCTCCAAGATGGCCGCCATCACCTGGGCGCCGAGTGCCTCGATCTGCGCGCTGTCGGTGGCGTCGATGCGGGCCACGGCGACAACCGGGCCGTTGACCGTCACGCCGCCGGTGAACGCGCTCCCGCCGCCGCCCGCCGCGCCAAAGGCGGCGCCCAAGGGCGGCGGCCGTCCCGCCTGGATGGCCGCCGCCGCCGGACCCAGCGCGGCGCCGATCAGGGGCAGGTTAGAGAAGAAGAGAATCTGGTCCTCGATCATCTTGCGCGTGTTGGCGATCATGTCGGCGATGCGCGTCTCGATGGACGCGATGGCGCCCAGGACGGTCGTGACCATGACCGGGATATTCTGCTCAAGCCAGGTCTTCCACTCGATGAACTTGGCGATCACCACGTCCAGCGCCGCCGGGCCATTGGTCTGGATGAACGCGGCGAACTCCTGAAACTTGCCGGCCGCCGTCTCGACGATGCCCGGCAGGTTGGCCCGCAGCCACTCGAACCACTTGGGGACGTTCTGCACCAGCCAGCTGCCCAGGGCCTGCAGCGACGTGAACCACTGGTGAAACGTCTGCGCGCTGTTCGGCCCGAACACCTGGCCCAAGATAATCTCCAGGGACACCAGGCCGGCGTGGAGGAGGTCCAGCCCGTGCGCCTGGGCAATCCGGCCGGTCATCACCAGGAACGTCCCGAGCGGCTGGATCAGCGATTGCACGCCCGAGCGGACGCGCTGCACGAAGTCGGTGAACGTCTGCGTCTGCAGGAAGTCCGCCAGGTCGATGGCTAGACTCTCCACCAGATCAAAGAGCGGCTTGAAGGCGTCCGCCAGCCCGAACCCGACGGCGTCCTTGATATTCGCGATGGCGCCCAGCAGCTTCCTGGCTTGCTTGGCCATCAGCCCGCCGAAGTTGGCCCGCAAGAACGCCCGCAGCGCCGCCAGGAAGAAGTCCGCGGGCACCTTGCCGGCCTCGATCAGCTTCTGGGTCTCGATGCCCGTCTTGCCGAGCGCCTCGGCAAGGATCCGTTGGGCCGGGATGCCGGCCTCCGTCAGCTGCAGCAGCTCGTCGCCCTGGACGCGGCCCTTGGCCTGGATTTGGCCCACGGCGGTGATCAGCCGGTTCAGGCCGCCGGGGCCGAGATTGAGTCCGGCCGCGGCGTCGCCCAGATTGGTCAGCAGCGGGATGACGTCGTTGACCGAGAAGCCGAAGGCGAGCAACCGTTGCTGCGCCTCCAGCAACTGCGGCAGCTCGAACGGGGTCGCGATCGCGAACTGCTTCAAGCGGTTCAACTGGTCGCCGGCCGCCTTGCTCGAGCCGAGCATCGTCTCCAGGGCGAGCGACGAGCCTTCCAGCGTCGAGTTGAGTCCGAAAATCGAGTCGCCCACGGACGAGACGACGCCGGTGATGGCGTTCAGCCCGAGCATCCCGCCGACGAAGCCCAGCGCCGTACCGGCCGCGTTGGTCAGGAAGTTGCCCGTGGAGGACACGGCGCGGTTGACCCGCGAGAGGCCGCTCAGGGCGGCGGCCACGTCGCTCGTGACCTGCACCTGGAGTTGCGCTGCGCTTATAGCCATCTAGGCACCGCCCCCGCCGCCGGCACCGATCGTTCGGCCGCTCGGAGCCGCCCGCCGCCGGGCCGACGCCTGCGCCCGTTGGTGCTGCCAGCGCTCCTCCCGCTGCCGCCACTGGAGGAAGCGGCCCCACTCCAGGTACTCGGCGGCGCTCATGCGGGCTCGCAACTCGGCCACCGTCATACTTAGCCGCTCCGCCAGGGCGTACTCGAAGGCCAGGTCGTTATCCAGCGTCCGCGGGCTGAAACGCGGCGGCGGACGCAGTTTGCTGCGCCGCCGTCAACCCCGACAACTCTAAGATGGCATCGGTGATGGTTTGGGCCACCGACGGCTCGAGCGAGTCGAACAGTGACGCCGCCTCGGCCTCCGACTCAATAGGTGGGTGCACGAAGGCGAAGAGCCACGTCAGATGCTCGGCCCGCTCCAAATCCTGGCCGGGCAACCCTACCTCGGCACGCCGGTTGATCTGGTGCTGCGCGTGCCTCGACAACTGTCGGATGCGCACCCGCACACCGCCCGCAAGGTCGAGGTCGCGCTCGGCCATCGGCGCCACCGTCCGCAGTTGGTCGAGCGTGGCGTAGCCCGCCTGCCCGTTCTGGCTCGGCGCCGCTGCGTGGTAGGCCACGGTCGTCTCGCTCATGATCACGTCGCGCTGAACGCCGCCACGGTCACGCCGGTCACACCCGTATAGGTCAAATCAACCTTCCCATCGGCGCTGTTGAACCGTGCCGTCGGGAACGGGCCCACCACGGTCTCGCCGGTACTCGTGATTTGCACCGTAATATCGTGGTCGAATCCTTGATCGCACGCCGTCACGCTGTTCGCGGTGACCGAGATGGCGGCGCCGGTGCTCTTGAAATACAGGAAGGTGGTGCCGTTGTTGGTGAAGCGGTCGCCGCCGCCCGCCGCCGACACGTAGGACACGGTGACGCCGCTCAGCGTCGGCGTCTGGACTGCCAGATCGGCCATGCTCGTCGCTCCTTGCCGTAGCGGATTACTGCGTGGTGTTGTCGAGCGCGCCGCTCACGCTGAAGTCGGCCGTGCCCCGCGCCGCGTCGCCGTCGGCGTCGGTCTCGGCCTCGACGTTCGACCAGTAGACCTCGCAATCGACCTCGGCCAACCCGGCGCCGGCGCCCTCCGGCCGGTAGCGCAGCGAGCACGCGACGACGCTGGCGCCCTGGTCGATGTGCGAGCGCAGCGCGGCCCAAATCGTCTGGTCGTACCAGAACTCGATACTCCCCGAACTCTCAGCCGGCCCGACGACGGCGGCGCTGGCGTTGCCGCCGCCCCTTTTCAAGAAGGTCGGCTCGCGGTCGGTGGTGAACGTCACGCTCGAGATGAATTGCGAATAGTTGGTGAGCGCGCCGCCGGGCGTGGCGTCGAAGTGCAACTCGTAGACATTCGGCGGGACCGGAAACGCCATCGCGTGTGCTCCTTACCTAACCTGGACTGGGACTAGTTGGGGTTGGCCTGCACCAGCATTTCATAGAAGCCGCCGCGGTGGTTGACCCGCCGCCCCTGGGGGAACTCGACCAGCGAGAACGCGCCCACCCGGCGGCACATCAGCACCGAGCCCTCCGGCACCGTGCCCGTGGTGCGGTCGAGCAGCGTGTCGATGCGCGACGCGGCGACGTTGCCGTCCCACAAATCTTCGCCCTCGAAGATGACCCGCACCAGATAGGTGAGCCGGGCGGCCGTGCGGACGTTGTTGCCGGCCAGGTCGTCGCCCGCCGTCTGCAAGGTGATCAGCCCGTGCGGCCGGGTGACGCCCTGCGGCGGCGCGCCGTTGTAGATGCGGTCGATCCACACCGATTGCAGGATCGGATCGACGTTCAGCCGCCTCCAAAGGAAGGATTCACAAATATCCAATTCGAACGTCGCCATCACCACACGCTCCGGTGTACAATGAAGGCGCCAAGACGCCCCCGCGCTGCGTCAACAGCCGGGGGCACGGCACCCAGACTCAGGAGGTCTGAATGCCCAACCAGCGTACCACTCGATCCCACCACGTTTCTGGCCCTAAGCCACGGCCACTGACCGATCGGTTCTGGGCGAAAGTCCAGAAAACCAAGTCGTGCTGGCTGTGGACCGGGAGCCGCAACGAGCACGGCTACGGGAGCATCCTGGGCAATGACCGCCGCTTGATCCACGCGCACCGCGTCTCGTGGGAACTGGCGAACGGCCCAATCCCCGCCGGCGTGGACGTGCTCCACAACTGCCCCGGCGGCGACAACCCGTCCTGCGTCAATCCGGCCCACCTGTGGCTCGGCACGGCGACGGACAATAGCCGGGACATGGTGCGGAAGGGCCGCCACTACGCCCACGCCACGCCCGAGCGCGTCCTGCGTGGCGAGCGGCACGGACACGCTAAGTTGACCGATGCCCAAGTCCGCACCATCCGCGCCCGCTACGCCCAGGGCGGCGTCACACAAACCGAACTCGGCCGGCAATTCGGCGTCCACGTCAGCCTCGTGCATCTGATTGTCCACGGGCGTATCTGGCGTCATTTGCTGTAGGTCGAACTCGAAGGTCGCCATATCACATCACATCACATCACATCACATCACATCACATCACATCAGAGCTTCCCGAGCGCCTGGATTGTGCGCTGCTGGTACTTCGGCCACTCTTGGGTGGCGGCCGGCGTCATGTAGGGCTGCGGCGGGATGAAGTTGCCGCTGATCCAGTGGTGGAAGCCGTACTCTTGAAAGACCGAGTAGTCGAGCGGTGAGTACACCACCCAGGCGACGCTGTGGATGGGCGCCGCGTCCTGCGCCACCGCTATCGAGTTGCGCAGCGCGCCGGTATCCACCGGGGCCAGCGCTTTGGCCCGCGACTGGATGGCCCTGGCGGACTGCTCGGCCGACTGGAACGCCAGCCCCGGCAACTTCGACAGGATTTCCGGGAAGCGGTTCTGCCGCACCCGGACGGAGAGCGCGCGTTGGGCCATCAGCCGGCATCCTCCCGCGGCGTGCGCGGCTGGCCGCCCACCGGAAACGCCAGGGGTTGCGGCTCCGGCGGCTGCGTGCGGAGCAGCACCTCGGCCAGGTCGGTGCGCATCGCCTCCACCGTCAGGCGCAGCGCCGCCAGTTCGGCTCGCAGCGCGATCACTTCGGCCAAGATGACGCCGCCGTCCTCGGCGTATTCAGCGTGTAGCGGCCGCAGCAGTGGGCGGCGCGCCGGCGGGAGCGGATTGCCGGGCATCATCGGCCAATCTCCTGGCACCAGATGACCTTGTGTACCTCCTCGTTCCGTAGCGCGTCGACGCCGATCACCTCCCAGATACGACCAGCGTTGTTCCCGCTGGCAATGCGCACCCGATCGGCCGGCACACAATCGGTGTCCTTCGGCACGACGACGCGCGCCGCAATCTGCGCCGAGATGCCGCCGGCAAATGCCCGCTCAAACGGCGGCTGGTAGCCCTTCTCGACGCGGCACGCCACCGTGGCGTCGACGCTGTAGGTCGCATCCAGCCCGCCGGACGGTCCGCGCGCCGAGAGCACCGGCAGGCGCAAGATTTCGCACGTACCGTCCATTGCGCTCCCACTGAGTGCGGTCAGGTTGGCGAGTGCAGCAACGGGCAAGACTGGCATCGTCGTCCTCTCAGGCGAACACCAGTGGGCGCGGCAGCAGCGCGATCACGTCGTCGGGGATGCCCAGCAGCCCACGCTCGGCCGTGCTGGCAATACTGCTCGCCGTCGGGCTGCCGTAGGAAATGCGCACGTCGCCCACCTGGTAGCTGGTGGCGGCGCCGCCACTGGCGGAGAGCGCACCGATGCCCGTAAGGGAGCCGCGCATCCAGTAGGCCACCAGCTTGGTGGCCGCCAACTCGATGCGCGGCGGCACGCTCACCGCCGGCGTGTAGCTCACCAGCGCCAGCCAGCCGCCGTAGCCGTTGGCCACGTTGAGCAGCCCCTGCTCCGCGTCAAGCAGCTCGTACTGCGTGCCCGCCGTCAGCGCTTGCAGCGTCGAGCCGATGGCGCTGGTTCTCACGGAGACGGATTGGATGGACGCTACCGGCCTGGTGCGGAGTTGGAGCGTGGCCGGCGGGTACCACGACAGGTCGTACACCACGTCGACGGGCGAGGAGCCCTCAGTCCACGGCGCCGCCCGCACCACGTAACTCTCGGCCGCCACTGCCGAGACGGTGCCCCAGACGCGGCCGGTTTTGTCGTCGATCCACTGCTCGGCCACCGGAATCAGCAGCGAGCACTCGGCCCGCTGCGCGTCCGTGAACGTCAGCGGGTTCAGCGAGTGCTCGACCCGATCGACCGTGGTGTAGCCAGGCATCAGGCGGCCACTCCTACCGGCTCCGGCTCGGTGGGTTCGGCCGCCGGTTGCGCGGCGGCGGCACAGCGGCCGAGCACCCGCCGGTAGAGCGCCGCGTGGCGCTCGGCCACCAGCCGCCACGAGTGGAACTCTTCGACCCAGGCGCGGCCGTTGTGCCCGTAGTCGGCGCGCATCTGGGGGTACGTCGCCAGCAGCACCATCTGCCGGTAGAGCTCGTCGGCGGTGCGCGCCTGCACGATGGGCGGCAACTCGCCCAACCCACCCGAGTCTAGGCACCAGCGGTGCACCTGGGGATCGAGATGGGTGATCACCGGCCTCCCGCAACTCAGGGCTTCGACGGTGGTAGTGCCGAAGCTACCGACGCTCCAATCGAACTGGTCGAGGATCACGTCGGCCGCGTGGTACAGGCGACGCATCCGGGGCTTGCTCGAGCAGGCCGCCCACAGGAAGCGACCGCCGTGCTTGAAGCCTAACCGCTCCATCAGGTCGGCCGTGTCCCGCGTTTCAAGCCCCCAGTACGACAGGATCAGCACCGCCTTGGGCGCGCCCTGCGGTTCCGCTTCGTCGACGTAGCGCCGGAACGCGTGCAGCACCCGATCGTTGCGCTTGCCGCCCGCGACACCGGGAGCGGCCTGCCGGGCCGGTTGCCAGAAGATGACCTCCGCATCGCGGGTGGCGTCGCCGCCAGGCTCAAGCATCTGGCGGCGGAGTTGCTGCGCCGCCGCCACGTCGCCGGCCGAGACGCACGGCGCAAAGCGGTCGGTATCCACCGGGTGCGGGATGAACAGCCGCCGGTCGGCGCCGCCCTCGTGCAACCCGAGCGCCCAGGCGGCCTCGGCACAGTCGGCGTTGGTCAGCACGTTGGCGTCGGCGTGCCGGTAGGCCAGCGCGATCAGCCGATGCTCGGGCGTGTTCTTGCTCGGCGCGTGGCGCATCGTGGAGTGCTCGAAGGTGACATAGGGCACGTCGGGCGGGAACAGCACGCCATACGCGGCCATCGGGCCGAGCAGCACAGTCAGGTCGTAGTTGGCCGCCAACGTGAGGATCGAGCGGACGGCCGGGTAGTCCTGGAGGTCGGCAACCGCCTGCTCCTGCTCGCCGGCATCGAGCCGCGAACGGGCGAGGAGCGTGCGGACGTGGGCGTCGCGTACCTGGCGGTGCTCGCCCGGCAGGGTGATGAACCGCGCCGCGCCGTAGAACCGCGCCAGGTCGGCCTGGAATGCCTCCTGCGTGTCGTACCACGGCTCGGCGCCGTCCGCGCCCAGGATTTTGGCCCACGGCGGCCGCGCCACCTCCCACTGCCGGGCGGGCGTCAGCCAATCGTAGTGGTCGGGGTAGATACCGCCGGTCTCGACGTCGAAGTCGGCCAGCTCCCAGTAGGGCACCCACATGGCGGTACCGCCGCCCAGGTCGAACGAGTCGGCCTCGATGCCTTGCCCGGCTGGCCGGTCCAGGCGGCGCAGCGCTTGCGCCAGCAGGAAGGCGTTTTGGGCGACGTTGCCGATGAGCGCCACGCGCATTACGGCGCCGCCTTCCGTGGGCGAGTGCGGGCCGGGCGCGGCTTCGGCCGTGGACGCGGGACCGGCGCCTTGACTGCCTTGTTTTCGGGCGGGCCGCTCAGCATCTTCGACTCTGACGCGGGCTCGACGTTCGGTTCTGGTTCTGGTTCCGGTTCGACAACCGACACCGCCGGCGGCGGGGCAGGTTCCGCCGCCGGCGGCTCGGCTTCGGCTGCGCTCCCGGCGAGGTGGCGCAACCCGTACCGCTCCACATCCGCCGCCGCCACCTCGCCGCCCTTGCCCGCGAGCAGGAAGGCGGCGCGCGGGTCGCCTTCCTCGACGAGGGTGGACCAGTCGCGCGTCACGTACAGCCGCCGCGGCGCCCGGTAAACCTCCGGCATCGGTATCCTGCCCTGCCCTTCCTCGAGCGTTCTCGGTCTGCTCCGTTACGTTTGCGCCGTCCAGGTAGGTGATCCAGCGGTCGTGCTGGTGTTGGCGTAGAGCGTGCCGTTGTCCGTGCGCACCAGCAGCGAGCCAGTGGCGGCGCCCCGATACGTCGCGTCGACGCCGGCTACGCTCTCCGTCACGCTCAAGGTAGGACTGGTGCCGGTCATGTCGTTGCGGTGGGCCACGATGGCATTGTGCGCCTTCTTGGCCAGCGAGCCGGCGAACGTGACGGAGACGTTGCCGACCCCCGCGGTCAGGGTGCCGCCGGCCGCCGTCGTCACGCCGCCGGTGCCGATACTGGGCAGCGCCTCGAGCGCCGCGTCGATGCTGGCCACCAGGCTGGTGTTGGTCGAGCTCCAGGCAATGG